CGAAGCCGAAGCGGAGTTCGATTGGGTAGACGAAGAACCAAGCGATAATAAAGACGAAGAAACGGCGCTATTTTATCTCGCCTTATACATCGCGTATGAGTCGATAGCCAGTAACGCAGCCAATTTCTTCCGGTTCACAGACGGAGAGGAATCGGTCGATAAGTCGATGATTTTCGATAACTACATGAGATTAGCGAAGTCAGCACGTCGTAACTATGCGCGCTATCTACGCGGCGGATTCGGAGCAAGTCAGACGCACCTAG